TCTTCTGACACTGTTCGAAGGTATTCTTCAAAATTCCGGTATGGTACGTAATACATTCTGTCGCTGGATCCATACCGCAATCCCTCGCAGTTTACCTCGATATCTGTGTGTGCGCTTTCTTCCGCCAAGTGGATTACATAAGCCATTGCCCCGTGATCCGCTACCACCAGCACGATCTTCTCTGCTCCTGCGACAGTTCGTGTTCTCCAAACCTCTCCAGTTTTATTTCCTGTTCCCATATTCTTGTCCTCCTGCAGTTTCCTGCGCTTTATTCTCTCTTCTCTCGCTACCGCGATGATTGCACGACAGGCTGTTTCATCTCGGTAGCCCTCTGCGTTTTTATACATTTATATCCCTCGTAAAAGGTAATTGCATCTGCACAACCGGCACATCATTTTATCCTTAAATCTTAATCGGCATACGGTTCGCAAACAGTGAACCGGAAACCACCTTCAATTGTTTCGATGCTGTAGTATCCCATAAAGAAGTAGTCCTCATCCCCAAAATGCCCGCCTCCGTACCTGACTTCTCTGCGCCATTCTTTTTCTTCTGGAAGACGTTTTTGGTAAAGTTCCGAAAAGCACTTATCGATCACGGTTTCTTTGGGCATATCCGTTTCGATTTCCCAAACCCAGCAAAAATCTCCGAACGTTCTGTACTGACCACGATGTATTTGTTTTGGATTAAACGTCATGCTTATAACCTCCATACTTCTATAAATTTTCAACCCTTGTAATCCTCGAATTTTTTTACGTTCGCAAAGATAACTCGTGAATTTACCCATCTCTGCATCCGTCTCAGTTCGTCTCCGCGCGCTCTCTTGTGTTTGTCATAGATCATCACATAAGGGCTGTATCCCATGTCTCGTAGCGTATATATCCGTTCCAGATCCTGCTCTAATGTAGTGTCAAATCCGCACAGCACATATACTGTCATTTTTTGCCGATTCCATCCGGTAAGCCTTTGAAACATTTCAAATTTGGGAATAATTTTCTCTTTGTCTTCGTATCTATCCCATGCAAAATGTATCTGTTTAATTTTCATCTGCCGGATATATTCTGCCTTTTCTTCTGTCATAATGCGGATATCACAGCCTTGGGAAAAATCCACCCATGCCATACTATCAATGAGCTGCTGGCTTAATTCTTTCCAATCCTGGCAAGCAAACATATTCGGATCGAGAAGGACGATATTCTTCTGACCATTCCAAAATTCGGATAAATCGGCATTTTTTATAGAACATCTGCCCTCTTTCTTTCCAACTATGCAAAAATCACACCCGCGTGGGCAGCCCCTTGTAAGAAACCCATACGCTGTATCCATGCATAAATCCGGATAAAGGCTGTAATCCGGGTAAATATGTTCAATTTCTTTTGGTAGAGGCTCCCCACCGTCCGGGTAATAGTACCCTGTTCCACCTTTTATTACCTCCCCTGCGCATACCGGATGCGGATAATCTGGTGTAAATGTAAACACTTTACTCATGTATACCCGATCCGGCGGCTCTATCCATGCGGTCAGCGGATTATACCACTCAACATTATCTCCCTGCTGTTTATGCCATGCAGATAACTTCATAAGAGGCAAACTCGGAAAATTATGTCCATCAACATCAATTAGTGCTATTTTCATATTTTCCAATACAATTTAACCTTTTACATAAATGCTCCGACCAGCAGGATCAGAAAGCCATAAAAGAGCCCCACAAATAATATGTTTTCCATGTTATTCCTCCTCCCAAAGCAACCGCTGCCCACAGTCCGGGCAATAATTCGTTTTCCGCTTCTCCGGCAGCGAATAATATCCATCGCCGTGATATACGGAAAATGCACGCCCGCATTTGCATTTCGTGCAAGCGAAATTCGAACTCTGCGGCTTTACTTTTAGTGGAACCTGCTTTTCGATTGCTTCCCGAGCGCTCATTCCAATCACAGGTAGTTTCTTCTCCATTTCTTCTTTCAGACCTTCATTTATTGCGTCTTTAATAATCCTCTCGAAGTCTCCCAACTTCATATTGTATGCCTCCTTACACCCTGCTGTCCCGCAGGAACGCATCCTGCAGCTCGCTCTTCCATGTCGGTTCTGCCTGCTCATGAACACGCTCCACCATATCGCACTGGCAAACAATCTCTGTTGCCCACTCCCGGATTTTCCGAAGCCCATCTGCATCCGGTGCGATACCTGCACGCCGTTCGATCGAGAGCGCCAGCTCCCTGATCCGGTTATCTGCCGCCATCCATACCGGTTCGGCATCCGGCGGCGTTTTAATCCATATTGCCATCATTATTTTCCTTCCATTCCCTATAAGACCAATGCTGCAAGCAATTCTGCAACAAAATTTCCAAACAGTACCGCAGCTGAAAATATTGCTATGTATGCAATAAGCTTTAGCATGCACTTTAACTCTTTCATAGCCCTTTTTTTACGTTCTCTCCGCTTTTCTTCCCAGTTTTGTGCTCCGTATCGCTTTTCATATTCTGTTTCTACGATGTACTCCCCTACGGTGTACACTGCGCAAAACAAGCCACCAGCAACCGCCGCAATGCCGATCGCGATAACCGCCCCAAAGAATGCTCTCATCAGCTTCTTACCTCCATCATGTTATTTTCTCCTGAGCGGCGCACATGCCCGCTCCCAGCTCTCTGCCCATCCGTCCGGCTCAGCTCTCATAATCTCGTAGCCATCCTTTGTTTTTACCCCGTGGTAAACCCGGCTGGCTATAGTCTCTCGGGACATGCCCAGCAAATACATAAGCTCTTTTGCTTTGTACCGTCCCTGATATTCGTCGTCTTTGTACAGGTCGTACAGGATAATTTTACGTCCCATTCTGTCCTCTCTTCCTGCACCACTGAGGACTGTTTGCCACCTTCTGCTCAATCAGTCTCATATCTGCGATGCACAGCCGCCGGTATCCGTCCTGTTTCTCCTTTCGGACCAGTACGCAGGATTCGCAGCCATCGCAGTGCGGCAGCGTTGCTTTTATCCTGCTTCTGTAGTCCCGCTGCTTCTGCCGGTATGCTTCCGGATCCTCTTGCCTCCGTCTGCGTTTTAGCAGCGCTGTTATGTCGGTCTCCGACATGATACAATCCGGATACTGGCAGGTCCTACAGCTTGGATAGGCACAATCCTTTGTTGCTCTCATACCTGCCTCACTTTCCCAGCAGGGCAGCTTCCAGGCTGTCCATGTCGTAGTCAGCTTTCATGAACTGGTTATACTGGTCAACGCTGGTCTGCTGCCGCTTTGGCGGCTTCGGCTTCTTGTACTTCTCTGGCAGATACTCGTCAAATTTCAGCCTCCGCAGGAAATTTTCAGCGTTCAAGATATATAGCGGCTGCGTGCCGCGTATCTGGCAGGCTTCTGCGTAGTTCTTCGCTGCTTGTACAAGATCATTAGCAGTTACACCCATCCGAAGTGTATTTAAGTATTCCACAGCCACTCCCGGCAGGTCTGCTCCTGCTTTCGGGTAAGCTGCAGCAAAGTCCTCAAACCGCTCTGGTTCCTCGCGCGATATTGTTTTGGATTCGTATTCGGATTGGATTGGATTACGTGGACTATTGCAATCATCTGCAATCATCTGATTGCAATTGATATCATCTGATATCAGATTCTCGCAGTTGCTTTCTTCCGCTGGATATTTGCTTTTCTTTGCTCTTACTTGCTGGTGATCTCCCCAAGTTACCATGTGTAAGTACGGTCGTCCCTGAACGTAATATTCTCGGACCAAGCCTACAGACGTCAACTTCTGCAGGGCATCAGCAATCGTCTTATTTGTAATATCCTTTAGCGGAAAGCACGTCCCGCGGATAATTGCAGGTCTTCCGTCAAATCTTCCATAATCGTCACACGCTACGATCAGGCGGTAGAACAGGACTTCTTCAAACCAGCTCAACTGGTCAATCGTATCTGATCGGCAGATAGATTCTTTTAAAATCCTGTTCGGCATCTTATCCGCCTCCATTCAGGCTCGCAAGCCATTCATCCATTGTGATCTGGTTCTTTTCCAACTCATTTTCCCGTGGCTTCTTATCTTTTCGTAGATACCGTTTCGCTGCATCCACATTCATGCGATTCTCAGCAGTTCGGGAACTTTCTATTGCCATCCAGTTGCGAACCAGATTCTTTTCATCTTCCGCCGGTCTAAAGTACCCTTTGCCGTCCTGCAGATTGATAATCAGCTCTGCGTCACAGTCGTTTTTATTTACTTCCGCAATCAGCCGCCGCACCATCCGATCACTCATGTGCGTTGTGGTCTGCAGCCAACGTCTGGAAACAGCATTTTTATGCCCGGTCGGAATGTAATCTAAAATATTCATGATCTTTCTCCTGTGGGGGATGCGTCGCTTGCCCCCGACGCTGGGGTAACAGGAGGTCACCCGTCAAAGCCGTGATATATACTCCCCAACAAGTCCCGAATCAGTAGTTTCTTTCGCCCCGCCGGGGCTGGTGTTACAACCATTTATGATAGGTAACGCTGTCCGGCGTCCATCCGGGGTAAAGCTCCCGCATGTAGTCCTGCAGCATACTATCCATTTCCCGATGCAGTCCCTTGTTACCATTATCCAGTAAACTGTGGTGGTATCTGCAGCCCAGCACACCGTTTTGCTCTACGCCCAGCCCTAAGTGGCTGCGAGCTACGATGTGCATTATATCCTTTGGGGCAAGATCACCTGGCAAGGCGTGCTCCATGTGATACAGGCGGCGGCAGAAAAAGCAGCCCTGATCCCGCTCGATAATCTTCTGCCGAACTGTTGGGCTAAACTCCAAGCGGCGTGACATCGTGCTTTTTCGCATATTGCACCATCATCCTTTCCAGTTCTTCCGGTGTAAGTGTTTCAATCCCGCACTCCTTACATTCAGATGTAAGACCATCTATCAAGCGGGACATTTCCTGCGTGTTGTACTGGCTGGATCCCTTAATTCGGTAATACTTGCAATACCGCACGCCCTCAAATTCGACAATAATTCCGGTCGGCTTGTAGTGCTCGTGCTTGTATCGGAGATAGTCCTCCGTTTCTGGCAAAAAGTGGATGATGCAGTTGCCGTCCTCGTCCTCCGCCAACGTGCCGTAACTGTCTAACAAAAGGTTGTGCATCTCTTCGTTGCTGGTCTGTAAAGCTCTCGCCAGCTCTCCAAGGAGCTTCCAGTAGTAGGCGTTCGCATCGAGGCTGCGCTTATCGGAGTGCTTTTTTAGGATCGCATCCAGCTGCCCGTCTTTCTGCAGTTGCACCAGTTGCACCAGCGATGCGCCCTGCAGATTCAGGGTCAGCCGAAGCTTTTTATCTATCGTCATGCCGATATCGGCAATCTCCGCCATGCACTTCATGTGCTTGCCTTTCTGTCAGGCAAGCCTTTGAGCCGTTTAATACAATCCTTGATTTGCAGGTTGCTTAAGCTCCCTATATCAGATGCTCTGTAGGTTTTTAAGACTGCGTTCGTGCCGTACCCGGTACGCTGCAGCTGCTCCCGCATCTGCCCGATCAGCTCCGCTCTCTGCTTGTCTACTGGTGTGTCTGTTGTCTGCTGCATTGTAGGCGCAGCGGAAGGATCCGTGTACTTCGTCCTGTCTGCATCCCAGTACACATCCGCACCAAACCCGAGCTGTTTACATGCTACTGAGATCGCGTCTGTTGTCGCCATCTTGTAGCATTCATCACTTACATAAATGCTCTCTTTCTGCTTTGCCGCAAACATGCTGCCACCGGTTCCTGCGATCGGCATCGACCATTCGCCATCAATCTTTACATACAGCTCAATATCTACAAAGGCTGCGACCTCATTTCCGCAGGCCTCAAGCCATTTTCTTACCGGCTTGTAATACCATCCGATTCCGCAGGCTCCGAACCGTTCCGTCAGCAGCTTAATACGCCACATCGGGTTAATGTCCGTCTTGCCTTTCAGCCGCCCGGCAGTAATCGCTCGCTTTGCGCTTTCCGGGACACTGCGGCAGGTGTCATAAATTTCCATATTTTCCATCAGATCATCTCCCAGTCGATTCCGACACTGTCCAGATACATCTCAAAGGCTTCTTTCCCCTTTTTTGATAATGCCACTCTGTATTCGTAAAGCTGCGTGTCCTCTTCGGTATCCGGTGTCAGGCTTTCGATTACCTCCTGCGCGCCGGTTTCCCGCGCCTGCTCTACAGCTGCCTGTTTCTCTGCTTCCAGCTGTCTCCGCTGCTCTTCGAGGGCTTCCTCTGCCGCCCGGCGCTGCGCTTCCCGTTCTTCCAGCGCTTTCCGTTCAGCTTCCAGTTTCTCACGCTCTTCCCGGCGGATGCGCTCAAGCTCCGCCTCACGCTGCTGCTCCTGCTCCTTTCGGAGGATTTCCGCTTTCTGGGCTTCGTAGGCGTTAATGCAGGAGATCGCTTCCGGTAAGCTTAAAGTCTGCTTGTATACATCCAGCGCTTTAGATTCGGCATCCGAGCGCATCCCGCGGATGGTATCCAATGCAATCCGCGCTGCCGTCGCCTGCGCTAAAACCTCTTCCCGGATTGCTTTTTCTTTTGTAGTGGTGTTTTCCCATTTCGGGTTATAAATCCGCGCCAATGGGATAATGTCCGACAGATCACCGACCAGCTCCGTATAAATCGCTTCAATCATCGCTTTTTTCTGCGCAACTCGGTCTTCTTCAAATGCTTTTACCTGTCCGTCAATCAAGGTGATTGGCTCGTCAAACAGGTTAATCAGCTCTTTTACCTTCGGCTCAAAAGCATCCCAGGGAGCCATGTATTTCTTTTTTGCTTCGCGGAGATTGTCGTTCAACTCTTTCTTCTCCGCCCGGAGCTTTGCCAGCTCTTTTTTGGCGTATCCCTTACTTTCTTCGGTAAAGACTGCGCCGTCATACTCTTTCAGGCGTTCCCTTATGTAGCCTTTTACCTCTTCAAAGTTGCAGGATACTGTACCCTCCTGCTGGACAATAACTGCTCTTACTTCTTCCATTGCTTTTTCCTCATTTTTCTGTTATAATAAAGATGATCTCCACAAAAGATCATCCGATGCAGAGCCAGTCCCCCAAGATTACAGCTCTGCATCATTTTTTTTGACCATTTCCCGCGCGCCGATCAGAAACGCTGCCGCTGCGGTAATTGCCAGCGTCGCTGGGAACCACTGCAGGTCTGTGGTTTCCCACAGGATCACTGCCGCTGTTATGCAGTTTGTCCCAATTCCGAACATTAAATCTTCCATAGCTTGTTCACCTTACTTTCTTTCTCTCCCGAACATCTGTAAGATCTCGTCATCCGTAAAATGTAATACTCTGTCAAGCGCCCAGATCTCTCCCAACCGGATTGTTTCGCCCTCTGCTTTCCGCTTTACGAGGGTGTTTCTGTTTATTATGTTCCGGCGGTCAAGGTCTTTCCCTGTCAGCCCGCTGCGTGCCAGTCCGACATTGATGACGCGCCGGACGGCTTCTTTGCGGTCCGCATACACCCCAAGTGCTTTTGTTTTCGGCATCTCTTTCACCTCCACATCCAATATAGATTTGTTAAGATCAGCGCGGCCATCGTGATTCCCCACGCTATGCGCCATCTCTTTGTCTCCTGCTTTGCTTCTTCGATGATCTCTACTGCAAAGCTGTCTTCTCTTTCGTTAATGTCCATACCTCCTGTCTCTTGTTTCCTGCTTGTTCCCGTCCTATACTGTACTCACAGGCTCCCGCCAGAGCCGAGTACATAGAAAGGAGCGTTCAGACGTTGGAATTATCATCGAGACTCTATCATTGCCATAAAATCAACAAAAACGTAACTATTCTTGAGGATTACGAGATTGTTGAAGGCAAGAAGCGCCTAGTGCGTTGCTCATGTCCATATCATGAATACAAGGATAAGAAGCCGCACTGTGATGGGAATACGGAGTTTGGTTTTCCGTGCAGTTATGCAAAAAGTCAATAACCAAACTAACAAGCTCATCACATCTCTCGCTTGGAGATAGGTAACAATAAAGCCGTAAGTCGCATTTGCAGCAATCCCCAGACATATCTTTGCAGTGCTTGCTGACGGCTTTATTAAATTCCACTGCGTTCATCATTCGCTTTCTCACCTCCCCTCTTCGCCGCTTACTGCTTTTTCTTTTTTCGCAGAAGCTTTGGCATTCCTTTTCACGCCTGCTTTGCTTGCCAGCGCTTCGGCGTATCCCAGAAAATATCCTTTATCTCTTTCGGACATATTAGGAAGCGCCTTGCCGATCGTGACGATTATGTCCTTTTCTTTTTCGCTCAATGCTCAACCTCCTTGTTTGTTTTGTTAAGCACATTATAACGGTTTTTTATGTGCTTGTCAATACATTTTTAGAATAATTTTGTGCTTTACAAACGTTTCATTATGGTATATAATTACTCTTGCAAGGAGGTGAATTTAATGAATATAGGCGAGCGGATTCGTTATTTAAGAAAAGATATATTGCATATAACGCAAGAAGCATTAGGAGAGCCATTAGGTCTTTCCAGGGCAAATATCGCAAATATAGAATCAGGGAGAATTTCAGTTACGGAACGCGTGATCAACGATATAAGTGAGAAATTTCATGTGAATGAAGAATGGCTTAGATATGAACGCGGAGAAATTATTCAGCCTTTAGAAAGAAGTCAAATCATAACTGACTTCGTGGGCGATTTAATAAAGGAAGAAGATTCGTTCAGGACACGCCTTATAGAAGCTTTGGCAAAGCTGGACGATACTGAATGGGAAGTTCTCGAGAAGCTTGCGGAAAGTTTGTCACACAAAAAAGGCTAGGGGTGTTATCCCCTAGCGCAAGATCTTTTTGCAGAAACGGTAAACCAATTCGAGCATTTTAATGTCATTTGAATTATTTACCATTTCGGCGATGAGTTTTTTGTAGTCCATCGTGCATCCCTCCCAACACGAACATTTGTTTGATTATATATTAACACAAGGTAATATATATTTCAACAGATGCGTACAGGGAAACGCGGTGAAGCGTCGAACCTACGCGGCAAAAAACGACAGCCAGCGCAGGGTTTGACAGAATGTTACACACGGTTATATCGCTGCGGCGATCAACAAACAAAATATCATATGAGGAGGATAAGAAAATGGCACTTATCAAATGCCCCGAATGCGGGAAAGAATACTCAGAAAAGGCAGCTACATGTCCAAACTGCGGAGCGCCAAACGATTTATTAAATGGGAGCCAGCAGAATTTGAACGACCAGCTCCAGACGAGCGATACCACAAAAAAAACAAACACAGGGTTGAGCATAGCTGCTTTTGTTGTTTCACTTTTTAGTTTAATATTTGCACCTTTATCCATAATCTCGATTATTTTAATTATAATCGACGCTGTTAAGAATAAAAACAAAAAGCGCAAGAAGGGGCTTTGGATTGCCGCACTTGTTATATCAATCATTATGATCATAACTCTTTTTGTTCCGAAATCGGGTAACAACGATGCAGAACAGCACACAGTTGTGCAAGAAAATTCAAATGGCGACGTATCAGAAGGAGCCGATCCAATCGAAACGGAAACTAACATTCCGAAAGAATATATTGAGGTAACTGCGGATGACCTCGTTGATGCTCTGAACAGCAACGCGATGAAAGCACAGAATGATTACCTTGATAAATATCTGCAAATCACTGGAACATTAGGCACAATCGACAGCTCCGGGAAATATATCTCGATTGATTCGGAACAGTTTTCGTTGGCAACAATCCAATGTTACATGACTTCCGAGACACAAAAAGAACTGATTATGAATATGAAAAAGGGCGACCCTATCACAGTAAAAGGATATTGTAAAGATATGGGAGAAATCCTTGGATACCAGATAGATATTGAAGAAATAACAAATTAAAAAATAAAAAGCCCCGATGCTGGTAACACCGGGGCAATCAAGAAAACTATACAGCACATGAGGTGGTGGTATGTTTTCCCTCGCAAGAAAAGTATACCACAGCCTCCTACACCTGCATAGGTGTATTTTTTATACCTAAAAGGAGGATTAACTATGGCAACAGCAAAAAAACTCCCGTCTGGATCGTGGCGGATTCTGGTGTACTCTCACACGGACCAAGACGGCAAACGGCGTTATAAATCATTTACGGCGCCCACAAAGAAGGAAGCAGAATTTCTGGCGGCTGACTATCAGATGAAGAAAAGCATCGACCTGACTTGTAAAAAAATCACTTTCGGTGAAGCGCTGGATAAGTACATTGAAGACCGGAGCGCTGTTCTCTCGCCCAGAACGGTTATGGATTACAAACGGATTCGGAAGAATGAGATACAGTCCCTAATGCCTGTGCAGATATCTGAGATAACGCAGGACATGATACAAAGGATTGTAAACGAGGACGCCAAAAAGCACTCGCCAAAAACAGTGCGAAATACTCATGGGCTTATCAGTGCCGTCCTGAAGGAGGAGCGACCGGAATTTGCATTAAATACAAGGCTGCCACAGAAAAAACGTCCAAACCTATACGTCCCGACTGACAATGACGTTAAAATGCTTATGTCTGCCGTAGAGGGGACAGAAATGGAGCTTCCTATTCTTCTGGCTGCATTCGGACCGATGCGCCGTGGAGAGATATGCGCCCTGAACAGCTCGAATATAAACGGTAACACTGTGCACGTTTCGGAGAATATGGTAATTACGGCAGAACACAAGTGGGTCATTAAAGCTCCAAAAAGTTATGCAGGAGACCGATACATTGAATATCCAGATTTTGTTGCAGAAAAATGGGAGGGTCGCTCTGGTAGAATCGTAGGGCTAACCCCGGATCATATCTCCAACAAGTTTACCCGAATTTTAAAGCAAGCAGGCATCCCGCATTTTCGCTTTCACGACCTCCGGCATTATTCTGCCAGCGTGCAGCACGCACTGGGAATCCCGGATGCATACATCATGCAGCGTGGCGGGTGGAGTTCCGACGGAGTTTTAAAAGATGTCTACCGTCACACGATGCAGGACAGACAAGCCCGCATGACAGACATTGCCAACAAGCATTTTTCGGAATTATGCAACACAAAATGCAACACATAAAAAAAGAACCCTTGATTTTCAAGGATTCTTGAAAGGCGCGAACCGGATTTGAACTCGTTTAGGATATCTGCCTAAAACCCTATATTTACGGTATCTATTGATTTTAAGCCATTTTAAGGCATATATATGTGTGTGTCATATTATGATTTTATTCGATTTTACATCATTATGTGTAAGTATGCAACACAAAATGCAACACACATATGCCGGATACTTTTACTCCGATCAAAATTTCGTGTCATACATCATCAAAAATAAAAAGCTGGGAGGACTTTGCTTGCCCTCTCAGCTTATTTCTTTATTCTGGTTTTCTTTTATTCGCCACTTTTCAAAATCTCCGTTTTTTACTGCTTCTTCCGCTTCAGCAAATAGTAAAAGTTAGATAAAAAAGAAGGGGCAGCTTTTCGGCTGTCCCTAACTTTTAAAATTCATCGATCATCGGGCAATCGTGATGATCCATCTCTTTTAGATCATTTATGCTCACATAGTACTTTATGAGCGCGTATGCAATGTCTCTTTTCCCTGGTGCGGCGTTCAGGTCAAAAGTAAATGGCATATTCCGGAGCGCATCGTTGTATGCCGCTGAAAAGATCATGTATGCCCGCGTATGTAGGTTTGCCGGTCTCTCGCCGGATTTCTGATTCCGGTAATCCTCTGCGATTCCTTTCCAGCTCAAATCCTCCGGAATCTCTGACGTAATATATACGCGCTCCGCGTAATCATCCGGCAGTTTTTCTACTTCGATGTACGCATATCTCCGCTGCCCGTCTTTCTCGTATCTAAATACGATATCCTCAATATACGGGAGTGCGGTATATTTCACTCCGTTTTGCTTCAAGACCTCTTCAAAAGGTCCATCGATGACCTGATATATTACCTCTACACCATAATGATTAAATTTTTCCATTTTTTCTTCTCCTTTTTCATTTTCTTTTTCCAGCCGATCCAGTTCAGCATTATTTGTTATACCTTAAAACTGGATCATAACTCGCGATCCTGTCGATATCTACTATCACAATCTGCCCTTTTATCATCGTAAACCAAATAAGCATTGCACCCTTTATTCTGCGATCAATCCCTTGTTTGCTCTTTAATGGTATAAGCATGTTTTTCCCGACAATTGCGATGTTGCACCCGCGATTAAAAAACCCTTTTAATATGTCGTAAAATAATTTTATCTGTAAACCTTCTTCTTCGTTTACGAGATATATCCGGTTTAAATTACCGGGCTTCTTCGCATTATAAGAGCATCCCATTGGATAACCCTTTCGCTCTTTTTCCTTCAACCATTTTCCTTTCGTCATACCTGATCTGGGCGGCATACTTATAGACTTTTCTCTCCAGTCTTTCATCCCGAGTTCTCTATAAAGTTCCGGAGAATCCATAAGAAAAAATTTTACAATATCCTGATCTTCCTTTTTAATTTTGCGAATATTATTTTTTATAACGTCAGCAAAAAACATATGGTCTCCCGGCGTTTCCAGCTTTTGAAAATATTCGTCTATGTCCGCATCAGTCAACTTTTGTACGTTTCTGCAGAAAAACGTTAAATAATTGTTGCTAAAAACCAGCTTGCTTTTTACCGGTTTCTGCATGGATACAATCCATGAATAATAGTCCATCATACGATATTTCGTATTAAAATAGATCATCCTTTCGTTGCGGATTTCCCTTATTATTTTCCCGCCCGGAGAAACAAATATATAAATTCCGGGACGTGGTTTATATGCTCTCAGCGCAATATCTTCCAGATTTTCAGCGCCTATATCTTCAATGGCTTCCAGCATATCATTTCCCCTTTATATCAACTCAATTTTTGTTATTTTCACAAGTGTGTCCAATGGATTCTCTTTCTTCTCTACGATATCAAATTCGTAGTTGATCCACTGGTCATTTGTTATTTTGTGCGAATATGATCCGTAAGAACCAGACTCCTCATCATCCGGTGCTTCGCCCTCTCCGTCCCAGACATCGTTCAGTTCTACAATTTCTCCAACTTCAACCTCTGGAAGATAATCAACTTCAAAATCACCGGTTTCTTTTGCGATTTCGTACGCTTTTTTCACTGTCTCATTCATTTCGAGCTCTCCTTATCTGCTTTCTTGTTTTTACTCAATTTTTGTACCATCTGGGAATTCAAAACCAGAATAGTATTTTGCCCCTATGGCTTTCGCCATATTTTGGAAGTCCTCGTCGGAAAACTTCCCTGTTTTTAAACGTTGGGAAAATGCGGACTGTGATAATCCTATTCGCTTTCCAAGTTCCGTTTTGCTGATTTCAGCCGCGGAGCACGCCATGTTTACTTTTTGCTGGATGGTTAAAATTTTTACCGCCTCCTTATTATTTATTAGGTTTTCCTTATATCTTATTATATAATACTTCTGATTTTTGTCAACATGTATTTGAAACTTTTTTTGATAAAAAAACAGAGCTCATAAGAGCCCTGCTTTTCGGTGTTGTTTTTCTGTATGTCTTTGGTCAGAAAATTTACTCTTTCCGCCACTTTTTTGTTTTCCCGTCCCATTTAAAACCGCGTTCTTTCAGTTCTGCGCGGATGCCATACGTCTGCCCCGAGACAGCTTTAACCTTGTCCCAATTGATACCAAACGTGTCTCCATCCTCTGCGCCAGCATTTAACTTATATGTAAGATACTGCGTTTTATTTGTTTTAGATGTCTTTTCGCGTTTTTCAGGAGTAGCATAGTCAAAAGATAACTCCCCGGTACGATCATCAGCAGATGCCTGCAAAATCTCGTTCTTGTAATAAGACCCGTAATACCCGCGTGATTCTCTATATACTGCTTCTATTTCCCTGGGCTCTGCAGATGGATCGATGATCCCACCTCTATTTTTTTTCGCACTTCCGGCTGCGTTTAAAGCAGATCCGCGCCCACCGAAAAACTGTAAATTTATCACCATGCCGCCACCTCCACAACGTTAAATTTATCGCTAAACGGCTTTATCCTGATTATATCACCTTTGCAATCGTCTGGTACAGACCCATAAAAGATAATCTTATCAGGACATAGCCGCTTCATCATTTCATCATAGCCTGCGGCCGGGAGGACTTTGAATGTTCTCTCGGCCTATATCTTTATTCCAAGATCTTAACCTTATGGACAATCCCATTAATTCCCATCGCCGCAAACTGCTGCCGGATAACCTCTGCCTGCTCGCGTGTCCATACATCAGCTACGGATACTGTGTAAATCACTCCCGGCTCCGCTGCAGGATGCGTCCATTCCGCAGGATCATCATATGCGATATCAAGGTCTGCATCTCCCCTGATACCTGGGATCTCCCCACAGCTCGTGTACTGCCATACAGATATGTCTCCGTCAACATTTGGCTTGTATTTCTGATCCGGCTCGTCATCAAACTGCATCGTTCGATATCCGCGATAATAGCGTGCTATCCACAACCGTGTCCCAGCAAACGCATTAAAGTCAAACCAACGCTCCTTATAAACATACAACCCGATATACAGACCAAATCCGTACCCTGCCGTTGTGATGACCTCCTGCGCTGCACGGATGCACTCTGTCAGCTTCTCAACTCCCAGCGGTCGCAGCGCATCTTTGTCCTCCACATCCCACCATACCATTGTGCCGGTCAGCCCGTAAGACCGCAATAATGCTACGATCTGCTGCGCTTCCTGTTGCGCCACTTCCGGCGTGGCTGCGTAGGTATATTTATAAACTGCTATCGGAATGCCGTGCTTTCGGCAGCCTTCCAAATTTGCAGCAAACTGATGGTCTGTCTTGCCTGATCGGCGCACACTGCGCAGGATTGCGAATGCAACATTTGCCGCTGCAACCTGTGCCCAGTCTATGGCACCTTGATTATCTGATACGTCTAACCCTTTCCACATCATATATCCTCCACAAAACACAGGGCGACAGAAGCCGCCCAAGAATCACGCTTAACCCTGCGCGGGAGATAATCGGATCACCTTATCCTTCCTGTACTTCTTTCCATACACTATCTGTTCCTACAGCTCCAGGCTCCCATACATTGTTATCGACAAGCGATTCCCAGACCTTACTGTTGTGTTTTACCTTATCGCCTTTTTTATATCCGTTTGTGCTTCCCGGCTGCTCCCAGTCCGGCGTTACGTTTGGGTCTGGGATAAGAACTTTTGCGAACAGGGACGGTGCCGCTTCCGGAGTCCACTGATTCTGTTTATCGTGGTCAGACAGGACATTGTACAGCACTTTATTATAAGTGCAACGCTGCCCTTTTGTCAGATGTGTTCCGTCCTTCAGTGCTTCCCATTCAGGGTACAGCGACGGCACGAGCAAAGCCAGTGCATCCGTGTTATCCACAGCGCTGAATTTAGCCTGCTCTAGCATTGCCCGGAGATTTTCTTTCGCTTTTTCCGTAAACATATCATTCGCCCTCCAAGATTCCGTTAACTTCGTTGATGCCGGACGTGATGCTGGACACATCGTTTTCCAGTTTTGCGACTTTATCAGTCAGTCCCTCCGGCAGCCCTGCTTCTTCAGCTTTTTCCATATGCACCGTACATACAGCCACATGGGATTCCACAAACCCGCTTTCTGTGGTTGCGTCCTCCTGCTCGTAATTGATGGATGCTATCACGTCAGGCGTATATTCCAAACTCACGAATTTTTTGAACCCAGCATATCCGCATATCAGGTCAATCCCAACATAATATCGCATCACAGCCGTGTTTTCAGAATTGGAAAACGTGTCGATGATGCTTTTTACATCGCTGCTTTTTATAGAGATTTGCAAGAATTTCCCGCTTTGGGTAATTCCATCAATCTCCAGTTCTTTGCCAGATTTAAACACGATTTTTTTCATGCTTTTACCTCTTTTCTGTTAGTGTTTTAGATTTTTGCTAAAAATTGCAAAAGTTAATATTTTAATGTAATTAATCCGCCCGTTTTATCACCCCATTGGCTGGGTCTTCTCTTACTGCCAACTTTAGCTCCAACAGTCAGATGCCCTTGCGCATAATCATCTTCAACCGTAACTACAAGGTCATCTCCATTCCAACGCACACATCCTGTAACCCATTCCTGATTTTGCCCCGCCGGGGGATCCATCCAATACCCGCCAACCCCCGCGATAGTTCCGGATCTACCCAATTTTTTTGTTACTGTATCAGCACCAGTGGAGTATGTGATATAAACTCCGTCCTCCCTGGCGTCTATGCCTTTAATAGCGCCATTGTCGTTAATGGCATTCAAATCCATATTTAGTTCATCAATATTTGTTTTTGCATTCGCAAATCCGTTTGCGATTCGCTGTTCGAGGTCGTTCATGTTTTTAGTGTTAAACGCATCGCCCTCCTGAGACACCTGTCCCTCACTGCGGGAAACGTCATACGTTGTTGATTCTCCGTTTGCAACGTTTCTCAGGAGTCGCCGCCCTGCAAATTCCACAAGACGGGCTTTCCATTCTTTCGGAGTAAACCACGTTTCTGCCATTATAAAATTCCTATTCCTTCCCCGGCGTAGAGTTCGTCGCCGCAATAATAATAACTGCCCATCGCTCGGTCATATACATATTTGACATCGTGTAAGATCTTTTCTATGGCGTTCCATTTTTGATAAGTAATCAGCGGCGGGTCTGGTGTGGCAGGGGTATCTTTCAAAGCACTCCACGCTTCACGGATCCGCTGCACGTTGTCGCAGATCCGTTTAAAATCACTTACTCGCGGAATCTGATTCGCCCCCCATGTCTTCACCGTCACGCTTACCGCCAAAGTTTCAGCGATCTCACGGATGTTACTTTCGATCCGGTTCAAATCCGCTGCATTCAAAGCTCCCTTCATTCCGGCAGCCCATTCCCTTTTTTCTTCTTCGGAGATTGTCCCTGCAGCGTATTTATCATTCAAAGCCTTTACCCGTTCAACGTCCGCCTGCGTTCGGTCATACACCCATTCCATCAGACAATCCCTACCTCCTCATCAGCATACATCTCGCCGGAATAATACTCTTCTGATGTTATTTTATAATATCCACGGCATTTTGCCGTACCCACAAATCCACCTGTAAGGTCAACACTAAGGGATTCTATACAGGCGACAAAATTTCCGTGCATTTTCAAGGTATTTTCAACCTCCGCCCAGTCCCCCGCTTTTTCCTCTGCGGACAAATGACGTGTCTGGATGATCTGCTGGAGTTGGTAATAATCCAGGATATTGTCTGCAACCTTCTGTGCGCTTTCGTAATTTAAAAGCGTTCCGGAAAATGTTTTCGTGTTCCGCACTTCACCGGACTTTATATGCTCGATTCTGGACAGTGTAGCCAGCTCTGTACCAACATATTTGTGCCCCGTGATCGTGACCTCTGCACGGGAGTTTCCAGCGATTTCCAGCACAACATAGTACGGCATTTGTTTAACAATCCTTCCAGCAGATGCGCTCATGTTCGCTGCCGGGCTTGTGAGCTGAATTGTATGTATCCCAGGATCGTATGTGCCTTTCGTAATCTCGCTTTCCGCCGCGTCCAACACCCACGTTTTATATTTTACGCTTACGTCTGACACATAAGGATCTGCCTTTAACGTCGTGGAAAATTTCCGGCTGCGCGGAATCGTTGTCGATATTTTTCTGGTCGATTTTCGTATTTCGATTCCAGACCGGCGGGATGTGTTCATAATCGCAGCGCAAGCGAACAATACCTCACGCAGAGCTTTTTGACAGGTCTGGATTTTAAGCGTGCCATACAGCGGCGTTTGCGCCACCTCTTCCTCAACCGTATAATCTTCAATCCCTGCCGCTGTCATAATCTCTTCGATCACACTTCCCGCCGTTTCTCCGTCGTATATCCGCCCGTCTTTAAAATCCACATTAGCAAGCATCCCTTTGTAGTCAATCGCCGATATTTGTGTGACGTTTTTTGCGGTACTGTTAGATTCCATGAAAAACACGCCCAGCGGCATCTTCACGCCGTCAACGATTTCATAGGGTAACATTCTCTGCTTTTTCTGCAATGTTTTGTGCAACCCGTCGATTTTGCCAATATTAAAATCATCATCAGGGTCAACAAAGTCAAACGTAAGCTTGTCCGTCTTGACCTGATTACTGATAGGGTCTGTGTCATTTACAAGCTTCGCGCTTTTTATAACATCCGGCCCCCAGATAAACGTTGTGCCATACTCGAGATAGTTTAACTTTACATTGTGCCACGGTAGGGCACGTACAAATCGGATCTCAATTCGTCCGTATTCCTCCACCTGGTTTTCGGCAAAATAATTCAGTTTGTCCGGGAAGAAACGTTTTTGCGATTTATATGTACCGCCGAGGTCGTACCATGTCACTTCCATCTCCAGCGGGAATGTTTCCGAAAAATGAAAAGTCAGCCCGATAGAGGTATGATTTTCGGTAAAATCTATTCTGATTACAGGCTGTTTTGTGAAACTTCCATCTGCGCCCGCTTGCACATCCGAAAAAAATGGGATGTCCGTCGGCGTGCCTGGCATTTCGCTAAGACTCCCATCCAACACGAAAAAATTATGTTCCAGTGTAGCGTATTTTGGTGGGCTGCCTTTTGACTTAAACAGCCCCATATCCCCAAAAGCAGCATTGCTCTCTGTGCTTTCTTTTGCATCAGGCAGAGCAGTCGTGTCATACAGATTGTATTCGACATAAAATTCTGTTTTCATCATGGTCTCCTTGCCGGTTCTTTCGCCGTAAACTTGCAGGTAAACCCTTTATAATCAGCGCTATCCTGTGTTATCTTCTCGTATTCATCAGAGACGCTGGATATATAAGCTGTGTATTCGTAATAACCAGGATCTGACGGCAGCGAAATAACATGGAATGGTACGGGCTCTGTGACCTTATCCCAGAAACGTTTATATACGCCATCCGGGAACGAGCTGCTCTTCCCGACCGACATTGTGTAGTTAAAATACACGCCTATCAATTCACGCTGGAGATCTCCCGTTTCAACTCTTTCGGCGAATTTGTCGAGGAAATCCGCGTTTCTTTTTATGGACACGATGGGGATGTTAAAATACTCCCCATCTATGTATATGCCGCGTGTAAAAATCATCCTCCGATCACCTCCAGATCATATCCTTGCCTGCTTGCTTCCGATAAGAAATCCTGCAGTGTAGCTTGCGCCAGATCTACCCCGTTTACCTGCAAGACAATTTTCGCCGTTCTAAATCCGCCGCCGCTCTCTGCCATTACCTCCGATACAGCTTGTTTGATTGTGCCTATCGGCGCTTCGATGTTGGTCTGCCCTGCCCGCTGGTCGCCCAGAATCGCCAGGAACGGGTTGCCGCCACGGATTACCGAGCCAGATGCAAGCGCCGGGATATCTCGCAGGGTACGAGATGCAAAGCTTTCGCTTATGGCATACGGCTGCGTGGACATTGTTCGCTTATGCGATGATCCTCCACCAGTAAATATTCCGCCGAATATCTCCCCCACTTTTTCAAATCCACTTGCAAAAAAGTCTTTAACCGCCGAGATTGCAGCACGAATTTTATCTGTAAAATTCTGAATCAAATCAATAACCGGCTTGATAGTTTCTTCGACTTTGGATTTCACAGCTTCAAAAACTGTTTTTACACTCGTTTTGAAGTCATCAAATTTCTTGATAATCTCCGTCGATTTTTCCTTGACTTTGTTCATCTTTTCTTCAAATGTGCTTCTTACTTTTTCCCAAATCTCCACCGCTTTATCACGGATTTCTCCCCAGATTTCAAGGAAAAATTCTTTGATCGGTGTCCAAATTACCCCTGCAGTCTCTTTGATGGATTCCCAGGTTTCCGCGAAAAATAATTTGATATTTTCCCACACCGGCAATATATTTTCCAAAATTTCTGTCCAAAACTCATCCCACCATATCTTAAACTCGCTCCACTTTAACGAGGCATTTTCTGTGATTTCTGTAAATTTTTCGCCCAAGAATGTGCCAGCAGCTTCACAGAAATTAGAAAGGGATTCCATCATACCGTCAAATGCTTCAGATGCAATTTGAGCCATTTTTCTAGCTACTATAGTAATATCCCATGTTGACGGATCTGTTATTTTCCTCTGACGGGTCAAGTATTCTTCTGCCTTTGTCCCTAATTCCTCATAAGTCTTTCCAGCTTCATCACGAGCTTTTCGATTGTTTTCCTGCCATTTTGTAAACTCTTCATCATTTCCGCCAAGAGCTGCATATGCTGTATGAATCAAGCCGTTCAGTGTCTCTGAAATGATGTCGCCCACATCCTTCAAAAGCGTTGCCCAATCAATTCCTACCAAAAAGTCGCGGATTGCAATACCAACTTCATCCCATTCGATTTCTTCCAATCCCGCCTTTATCATTTCGAGAATAGATGTAGCTACTTTTGAAAACGCCTCGCCTGCCGCTTTCCAGTCAATATTTTTTACAGTTTTGGAAATCTGTTGACCTATATTGGCCCCAATAGCCTCCCAGTCTGCGGTTGAAAAAAATGTGTACACGGTATCGACAAACGTATTGACTAAATTAGATATTGTATTTGAAACATTGTCCCAGTTAAACCAATCTGTAAACGAATTGATCGCATCTGCCAGCCCTTTAGCTCCTGTCACAAAGGTGTCATAAATAACATCCCAATCAATGCTTTCAAAAAAACCATTCAAGGTATCTGCAATAAAAGCACCTATCGAATCCCAGTGAATTGTATGCACAAATTCATTCAAGAACTCAAATGCGGTGTTGATAGCCTGTGCAAGCGTTGTACCAATCGAGTATCCAAGACCTTCAACCTCAATAAATCCGTTGATAAAGGTTGCTATACTGTGAGCAATTCTCCGAGCAGATTCTTTGATATCATCCCACGGGATATTATCCAGAGCTTCTTTCAGCTTTTCCCCCAAGAACTTACCAAGCTCATAGAAGTCACTGTTTTCCCACATTTCTTTTAACCAATCGGCTATTTTCAACCATTTATTATCTATTGGTACTTCTTCAAATCCTCCATCAGCACCCGCACCTCCACCGCCGCCGGAATTGTCCTGCTTTTGCAGCACATCCAGGTCATCAAATTTTGCCAAAGCTCCGGCCGCCTTTTTTGCCGCCGCTGCTGTTCCATTCAGAGAATCGTTATAGGAATCCTGTATCTTTTTCGCTCGGATGAATGTGCTTTTCCCGCCGAGGATGGCAATAAGCTGCGCCACGTATGTTATCGCCCGCGTTATCCCGTTTATAAGCGCATTTAGATACGGAATTGCTATCTGGACAATCGGTGCAAAGGCAGCTGCAAGCGCATTTCCAAGCGTAACCAGGGAATTTTTTAGCGTCTGAAATGAATTTGCCAACGGCTCAGAATATTTTGCAAGGTTTGAGAATCCCTTTTGCATTCCGGACACCATCGCATTAAATGCTTTTGTTATCCAGTTAAATACCAAAAGCGATAACGCGATACCTTTCAGCCTTGACGCAAATGTGCTGAACATCCCTGCACTTTTCTTTGATGAGAATGCGATTCCTTTTAGCCTTGACGCAAGGGCGCTGAACAGCCCCGCGATTTTTTTCGCGCCGGACGAGGCTGTTTTAAATGCTTTATCGGCAGAATTCTTCATCCGGTCAAATTCTTTTTTGATGGGCTTCTGCTTCGCGTTAAGTTCTGCCAGCCTGCGCTTTGAAACATCTATGTTCCCAGCAAGCTGTGACGCCTTTACAGACATCTTCTGAAATTCTTCTGTATCTTTTGGGGATACAAACGCGTTACCGGATGCTTTCTCCGCGTTTATTTTTTCCTTGATTTCATCTACTTTTTGAGCCGCTTCATCCAGTTGAGCCTTGTCCACCTTCGGGGTATACGCATTTCCACTGTTCTCCATCTGCTGAAGCTTTTCTTTCAGATCATCTACACGGTCGGATGCGGCTGCAACCTGTTCATTTAGTACGTCCCATGCGCCGCCGGTTTGAGGTACCCCCATGTTTTCCCAGTCTGTCTGACGTGCTACAAGCTTAGACAGCTCTCCTTGCGCCGCAACGAGGTCTTTCTGTAAAGCTTTATACTCAGACGTTGCCGCCCCCTTTTGTGACATACGGGCCTGCAGTTTTGAATACTCGGATTCTGCCTTTTCTAACTCTCTTTGTAATTCTGCAAATTTTTCTGTCGGGATTTTCTTTTGCGAAAATTCTTCCATTTTGCGATTGAGAGAATCTAAAGCCGCGCTGTCTTTTTTTATGGCATTAGACACGCGCATCATCTGGCTGTTTAAATCTTTTGTTTCAATTTTTGTGTTTATCCGTATCGAACCGTCATATTTCGGCATATCAGCCTCCTACCTTGATCCATTTCATAAAAGCGTCAACGTCTTCCTGTTCCTCTTCTGTCAGTTCCTCTTCCCGCTCTATTGCAAATATTTGTTTCTGCTCCTGCAATGCCTGTTTTGCACGCGTGTCCATCTTAGGGTCTATTTTCTGCTGCCGGATGGCTATGACGTTCGTGTATGCGCATTCACCGAGCGTGGACAGCAGTCCCATGAACTCCCAGTAGTGCATGTCAGACCGGTTCAGGTCGATTCCGTACTTCTCCAGAAATGCTGAATAGATGCGCCACTGGTCTATGTCAAAATCTGTTACCGGAACTTTGTCCTCATCCTTCGGGCGGTTGTCGGTATACCACCCGCACAGAAACCACCTAAGGCCATCCACGGCAGTTTTTAAATCGGGTAAAGAAGAAGGGCTGCCGTCCCCATCCTCTGACGGATACAGCAGCCCCAGCGCTACAGCCAACCTTTCATCGTCTGACAGGTCCGGATCTTGCAAAGCCTGTGAAATCTGGATCCCTGTCTGGAAGGCTTCGTCTATGCGGAAACCCTCATATTCTGTTGGAAATTTATCAAGCAGCACATTCCACATTTAATTGCTTCGCGCCCCTTTCCTGTTCGGGCTGTATTTGCTTGTGATTTTCTGATTTCGTTCGGTGGCGAAGCCCTGAAGAATCGGTATGATCTGGTCTAAAAAGTCCGCGATAAGCTCCATTCCCGGGGATTCCACGTCAGGGAACACCTTTTTGCAACACCCGCTCCCAAACAGAGAATCCAACTCAGCGCAGGCCTCTTTGCATAAAGCGTCATACGCTCCGAAGCGTTCCGTGAAATCACCGGAAGAATCATTAGCAATCCTATCGGCTTCCTCGTTTTTTGCATTCAGCCATGCCACAAAATCGTCAAAACGCTTAAAAAAACTGTTGTCAGAGATGTTGACCGCAATATAATCGCCGTTGTCGTTGACCTCAATGCGTTTGACGCCACTGTCTACTCGTAAACTTGCTGCTCCCATCTTGTCCTCCTTATTCCGTTAAAGCCCTTTCAGACGCGGGCGTCGCCGTGAATTTTCTTGTGGTTACGTTAAACGTTCCAGCTTCTCCGTCACCTCTGCCGCCCAGAGTCAGTGTATCTGTCACGTTTGACCCTGCATCGCCACCTGTGCCACCTACACTCACAACGCAGCGACGGCGGACTGCCGGATATTCAGGTCCAGCGCCGGAAACTCTCACGCGGACATAGGATGTTATGGCATCAGATCCGACGGGAAGCGTGTCTATCATCTTGTTAAACCAGTCTGTAAGATCCTGATCCTCTTCGTCTACGTTCTGCCTTTCAACTTCGATGGACGGCGTATAGGATTTAAGGTCCGTAGATCCGTTTTCCTGATTGATGTACTGTACCGTCTCCGTCTCGGGGTTCATTTCCTCCGTTAAAGAGGTAATACCCGTTCCCAGAAGCCGGTAGTCTGCCGCTGTCCCCTCAGAGGTCGTGTCCATTTTTACATCGACAAAATGTCTCAACAAATGTCTTTTCATTGCTTTTTCCTTTCTTAAATTTCAGGCTCGATAACATTTTTATAAAAAACCGTAACCGGTAGAACCCAGTCCTGCACGCCATTCTCCTGCGGCTGTGTCCCATATGCGTTTCCGCGTGTTACCCGCTCAACCCTCCGCCCTGCGGTCAGATCTGGGTATACCGCTTTTTCGTACTCTTTCCCTTCAATCCCGGAGGGTTCGTGGCAAAGCCAGCGCCCCAGCGTGTCCAGGAATTCCAGAATAGTGATTTTCTGCCGTTCTCTTGCTCCCGTGGTCGAACGGTATACTACAAAGCAGGGATACCGGCATTCCTGATATATCCGCCCGAGTATATCTTCTTTTTCTGTATACACCAGCGCCCCGGAATCATTGGAAAACGCAATGCCATCTTCAGTCCCAAGCTCCTCGAATTTAATTACTTCATCTGGATACAGCCCCGGAAACTGGTTAAGCAGCGACTTCATCGCCGCCGTCAGAACATCATATCCAGTAGCATCATTCCCGATAGGTTCAGCCACCTTCACCACCTACTTCCCTAAGATTTCAAAATGCGGGATTACCGTATACGGTCCTCCCACTGACGATATCAGGTAAACAAAATCTTTTTCGGCATTCATAAACGCATAAAACCCTTCATATCGCCTGTCTGTATAATCTGCATCGTTCACGAGTACGGCACCGTCCCATGCTCCTACCATGAAAAAGTCTGTAGACGGATTAAATGTAATGCTGTCTGGCAACAGATCATTTACCTGTCTGTTCCATTCCTTCGGCGGAAGCCACGGCAATTCTTTTCCGACGGTATCAACAATAATTTTTCTCCCGTTCTTAACCCCGAACGGGATATGTAACTGTGCGTTATCTGTGCTGTCTGTCCCGTACAGTTTCATGATCTGCCCCCGATCAGTCTCAAGATGCACGCCGGAAAGCACATGGGGATACCAGATGGCGGCAGTGCTGGATTCGTAAAAATTGAATATTGTCACTATCGCATCATTCATCGGTATCCCTCATTTCACAAAGAGCTTCGTTAAATTTATCCGTAAACGCCAGGATTCTCACGCAATTTTCCATGCATTCCTCTGGCACGGAACCGTAAAAAAGCCCATGCCTACTCGCCTTTCTTGAATCTGCTCCATAATTCTGCAAACTTCTCCCAGCCGTACATCGCCACGAAAGCAACTAAAAATCCCGCCAGAATTGCCGCCAGAATCATGTACCAAATAATAGTCTGCTGGATGTACTGCATATATGCTACAAACGCGGTCACTGTAATCCCGATGGACAGGACAAGCACAAGGATATCCGTAGGGATTTTGGCAAGCACGCCTACACCCTTAAATACCTGTGTGATGACCGACACGATAAACGCTAATGCGCCGATAACCGCCAAAATTCCGGTCATATTTGTAAACAACATCTCCATATCTACCTCGTTCCTGCGTACAACAACGGTACGCCATCATCATTTTTCACTCCTGCCAGATAAAGCATTGCCGCATCTGCCAGAAGCTTGTTTGTCTCCTGTGCATCCCCGGCCGCCTGGTAGACCGCGCTCCATGCCTTTGCGCCGTTTGCCATTTCGGACGGGGAAGCGTAGGAAATTGATTCAGAACCGGCAGACTTGGAAGTAATTACTCCCGAAGTAACACCGCCAGCCCCGCCGGAAGATGTCCCCCCGGCAGCGGCAGATAGCGCCTGTTTATCTGCCAGCTCCAGTTGATATAACTTATCACAGACCGCACACACGGCCTTCTGTACCTTTGTCGCCGCCCTTTCATCAGACGGTAAGCCGTCAGCCAATCGGTCAAAGGTTATCACGTCCAGAAAGTCACTGGCGCGGTCTGCGATACGATCAAAGTCCTCCGCCGGGACGACATTCCCGTGGTAGATCTGTTCATAAAATGTAAATGTCGTGTATGCCATCCCGTCGGCCTCCTTATCTCTTACTCTTCCGTCTTGTTTCCCCAGAAAGCGGTTCGCCGTCAGTATTTAGGGGTGTACTGGCGGCCATCAACCCCCCGCCGCGTTTACAGTGATTTTTGCGATACCATCCAGGTACTCCGCAAACAGCACAAGGCCGGTGATCGCAAACGCCTCAGACACGGCGGTGTTGTAGTTGCCCTGCGTGTGAAAGCCGATCAGATTGGTCTCGCCGCTGGTGGTGTACACAAGACCGGCTTTTGCAAAATCGCTATCGTTGGGGTCGATGTAATACATCACGATGTTTTCCACCGGTGTAGCGATTACCGTATCCGCCGGGATCTCGCTGTCGGAAAGAAGGAAAATTGTGTTGAACCCCATGAAATCCTTAAGGTACTGGAAGCCAAACTGATTCTGAATGGTGATGTTCGCGGCGCCCAGATATTTGTACACATCAAGGATGTTTACAAAGCCGACAACCCCGGTGATGTTCCGGTGCATCTGCTTAAACTTGTTCTCAACCTTGCCTTTTGCCATCGCCAGAGCCATCTGGAAGGTTGTTTCCTCGGATGTGAGCGTTCCGGTTTTCAGATAGTCGTAAAATTTCTTTGTAACGCCCGCCTGAAGCTGATAGAGAAACTCGTCGTCAGTCATCTGGACGGCGTTATCATAGCCGTGGTCTTTGATCGCTTCAATGGAAACAGCCTTCGCGTACTTCTCGATGGTCATCTCCTGATACTTCTTTTCCTTTACGGTAAATTTGCTATACGGGATATCCTCGCCTTCGCCTACCGCACCATCCTGGAGCGTACCCTCCGCATATTTACTTTTCAGCACTGTGCCGGGCTGTTTCTTGATGGGGCGCATAATCCCCAAAATGTCCCGCAGATGCTGCCAGTTGCGCTCAAATCTGGTTACAAAATCCAGCTCTCTTGCGGTCACCTGAACATCCGCTGTTTTAATCAAATTTACTTTTGCTGGCATATTAGCCCTCCTGTTTTAATTAAACAAACTCATGTTCGCAGCAATTGCAGCCTGACGCTCAGAAGCATCCTTGATGCTCATGATCTGGTCTTTCGTCAGTGCGCCGCCCTGCCCCTGCTTGTTTGCTGGCTGTGTAAAGCGTGCCTGATTCTGCTGTGCTTTCTGCTGCTCGTCGTCAACAAATGCCGAAGCATCTTTTTCCTTCATCTGGGTTATGAGGTCATTCAGTCCGAGGATCTTCCCGTCTTTCAGCTTTAACCCGGCCTCCTTGACTTCCGCCATGATTGCCCGTTTTGCCGCTTCGCTCGAGAATTTAATTCCTTCAAACTCCGTTTTCAGAGCGTCCGCGAAATCTCTCTCATACAGCTGCGCCTGTGCGTTTTTCTCGGCATCCTCGGCCTTTTTCTTCCAATCAGCCAAATCCTTCTGCATTGTTTCAAGGTCAACGCCCTCGAAGCCTTTCAGGGTGCTTTCTGCCGTCTCAGCTTTTCCTTTCCACGTGTCCCGGTCAGTCTCAGCCTTTCCCAGCTTCTTTTCATGTTCAGCTTTCGTGACGTAATTTTCCGCCACCTTTTTCGTAAGGCTTTCCTTTTTGTCCGCCGAGACCTCAATTCCCAGTTCTGTTAAAATTGCTTCAATATTCTGCATCTTTATCCTCCTAAACGTGATTGATTAACCGCCCGTCAGCGGTATGGATTAAGCCCGATAAACCACGGGCGGGGTAGTTGTGGGAAGGGGAATTGAACCCATGACACACGGCTTATAAGGCCGCTGCTCTACCTCCTGAGCTATCCCACAAAGCGCCCGGGGTAGCGAACCGGGCGAAAAGCGTAATGATCGGCGCTGTCTAAACAATGCACCTATACCGTGCGCCGGGGCTCGAACCCGGCTGCTTCCATGCACGGTGGCAAAAACAAAGAAAGATGGGATGGATTTTCCTGCAATTACGATTTACAGGATTGCACACAGACGGAGTCGAACCGCATTTTCAACCTCCCCGCAAGGCTGTGTGCTGTAAAGGAGGAAATACAAATACAAAAAAGAGCCAGCAATCTGTAAGAAATCCTTACAAATCACTGGCTCTGCGTCTGGCGTCTGGCACTTAACGGACGATAGGCTCTGCCTTTCCGTTTTCAATATTCACGAGGCTGGTCGTTTTACATTTCGGGCAAAACACCGGAAGATTATGCGCTGTCGTATCCTTGCGGAATGCTGACCGCGTTTTATTATTACAGACAGGACAGTATACCCTTTTGATATCCATGACGATCATTCCTTTCCATAGCCTTTAATACATTTTACCAAATAAAAAAAACTATGGCGTACCCATGTTTAAAGCAAAAGCGGCAGGTTTACCCGCCGCCTTTACTCACATCATCTTTCGTAATTTTTCGATGTACCGCGAAATAGTCTCCCGCTCTTCTCGGCAGTCTGCATCCTTTGACAGATCTCCCAGCTCTTCCGTCAGTGCATCCATATGCTCTTCCAGAGCAGCCAGCATACGCCGCTTGCAATCCTCAGACTTGCCGTTGCGATAAGACTGCTTGTTTTCCATGTAATCATCATAAGGGTCATTGTTTCCGTTTCCACGGCTATAGTGACCCTTTACATAGTGCTCCCCACGTCGCGCATAGGAGGATCCATCGTCATAGGCCGTCATGCTCATTCCATCATCCCTGCTGTATCTCCCACGGCTGTCGCGTTTCCGCCTCTCGCTGTACTCTCCATTCTGGCTATAACCGCCTTCCATTTCGTCGAGAACGGCGTTATAATAGCCCTCTTTGCACTTCCAGTATTCCACATTTTCCATGTCTTTCAGCATGTCGATAAGCTTGTATGCAGTTTCAAGGTTTCCGGTATTCAGACCTTTTTCTGCGATTTTATCCAGTTCTTCACGGATATTTTGCATCAATTTATAGCTCATGGTCTGCCCTCCTTAACCGCAAACCCGAACAGCTGTTATGTTCGGGTTGTCTACTAACACAGGAATTGTCCCTGCGTTTTTGATGGAAATGTTTTCACAGCATCCACAGAACACATCGACGTATGTCTGGGACGATGTGTTAAAATACTGCTCTACTGCCGCAGGGGTGGCACGCATCACCGTGCCGCCGAGGATTTCCCCATCTCTGGCAATTCCCAGCGCCACTTCTCCTACCGTTCCCCCAGTCGGTACTGCGACGTTTCCGGAAAATGTAATCAGATATCTACCGGGCTTTACAAGCGTTATCTGCGCGCTTCCAGCCCTGTGTCTTTCTGCGCATCCGCCCTTTGTTGCCACTGCCGAAAACGGGATAGACTGCCCTACGGGGACCGTGACCGGCGTTGTGTTTACTAACTCAATCATTTTATTCTCCCTTCATTTCAAAAGGGGCAGACGTTCTCAGCCTGCCCCTTTTTGTGAATAACGGCATCAGCCGAACATCATGGCAAAATGCCACGAAGATACTCCGTCTGAAGTTTTAACATCCGCATCCCGTGTTGCCTCCGTAGCCACATCCGGTGCCAAAGCTAAAGCCTGTCGGGTTTACGATGGACGTGTACGGGGACATTACCGGATAAGACGGAACGGGTGTAGGTCTCAAAGCATTTAAGATGCTGTTTGTCTGTGCGTTGTTAGACAGCTGGAGCTGTGCGGACTGTAACTCGGTCTGCAGAGACTGTATCTTGTCCTGCGTAAACAGGTCGATGATGCGCTGTGTTCCGGCGTTCTGCGCGTCAATTACATCGCGGAATCCGTTGTTTACGGTATTCTGGAGGATGTTTGTCTGGGCTGCCATGTTGTAGTTTACGCCAGCAATGGCCTCGCGAACATTGCAGCAGCACTGCTGCGTCTGATAACCCAGGTTCGACAGGTTGGCGTTTACGCCAGCAAAGCCGTTGCAAAGCTGGCCGGAAAGGTTCTGGATACCGTTTTCGATGCCCTGCGTGGACAGCGCTGCGTCGATATCGGAACGGGTTGCATAACCCTGAAATGCAGGAGAATTTGCTCCTCCACCATTTCCGCCCCAGCCGCCGAAGCCGCCCCAGCCAAACATACCGAAAATCAGGAAAAGGATAATCCATGCACCCCAATCTCCGCCGAAGCCGTCATTTTTTCCTGTGCCGCCGGTTAATACGGCAACATCAGAAGCGGTTAAACCGTCTGTCATAGTAATTATCTCCTTCGATAATGTATTTACAAAACCGTGTGCACCCGGTTGTGTACTATTTAAAAAAGCCTTTAAACATACCATGCATCTGCTGCGCCATCTGCTGGGCTTGATTTAACTGTTGCTGGTTTATTTTGCCAGACTGCAACAGCCTGTTAATCTCTTCATTCGGATTTCTGCCCTCCATCTCTTTTCGGAATTGCTGGAACTGTTCCAGCATTCCGGCCATTCTATTACCATTCAGGGCCTCAAACAAGGGATTCGCCATGTCTGCCTCCTTCCGGCTTTGTTGCCGTTTCGAGATAACTATATAATTCTTCATATTTGCTTCTCAAATCGTCGTATTCTTTCCGAGTAACGTATTTATCGTCTAAGTTCACTTCCGCCTGTTTCTGTGGCTCTTTCGCGCCCACCGTGACCTCTTTGTAAGCAAAGGTGCGGAGCGTCGGCATCCCGGCGGCATCGGTAGTCTTTATATAAAAATTAGAGTTTTCGGAGTCCATCAAAAGGACGCTTGTATTTGGAGCGACAAGATAAGATTTAGCTCCAGCCTCGCCCTGCACCCACAGGATCCCCTGATTTACCTGCTGCATCTGCTGTGGCTGCTGATACTGAGCCTGCATCTGCGCCAGCCTGTCCATCTGCGGCTGTAGCGGATTTACTTGTCCATACTGATACGGGTTATAGCCGTATCCTTGATATGGTAATGCCATGCCCTGCGCCTCCTATGACTAATTCAATGACTTTCTATAGCTAAATTATGGCATAAAAAATAAGCCTCTGACAGTCCATCAAAGGCTTACAAAAGTATCAAATCAACATACCCGTATTATCTTTTTGTTTATTCGCTGGCTCATTCTTTTCACGGTGGACACACTCACGTTCATCATCTCCGCACATCTTTCCAGCGGAATATTCTGCGCCCGTAATTCAAAAAGCCGCCGTTCCTCAGGTGTAAAATTGCAGTATTTGCGAAAAAAATCCAATTCAAACACTGTAAAATCGTATACCTTCAAGATTACTCCCCTTATTGCGTCCGCGCCAGATAAGATATAAGCTTTCCCCTCGTTTCTTTTAACTGCTCAACATTGTTCCCTGATATCTGGCTGTTAAGCATCGTTACCAATGTCTCCATGATTAGGCTGTCCCGCTCCCTAATCTCATGCATCGTTTCAAAGTCTCGCTTGTCATGCTCTTCAAGGACTTTTACCCGCGTGGTGAGCTTAATCGCGGGGGATATCCATTTATGTATCACAGCCACAGCGCCCCCTATCACCGAAATGCCGCCGCACACAGCAAGAATAGCCTGTATCGTTTCCATAGTGCCTATCTCCTTATTTCTCCCAGTAGTATATCGGTATCTCCTGACCGCTGTCCCATGTGTCCCAATAATGTCCATCTTTGACGCACACCACATGGCCGTCTATCCCGAGCACATACGTCCCTGCTGGATGGTCTCGGCAAAAATCATCTACCGTGTAAACATGCTGTCCGTGGTCGTCTACGATATACCGGCGGAATCCGTTCTCGCGCAGATACGCGCCCCAGACTCTATTAGCACTTGGCATGTCAGACAACGAAAACCCATACACGGATAACCCAACATAAACTGTATCCCAATCTTGCCCTAAAGCCTTGCACAATGCGCGCACAGTGCAATCCCCTACTCTTTGCCATTTCGAGGGGTTTGGATTGTAATATTCAAATCGGTTCGTTCTCCGCATATCTTTTTGCCCCTTTATTTGCTGCCTTTTGCTGCGGGTATCCAAATCCCGCTAATGCATTCCGATCATACTGCGGCTGTAATCCATGTTCTTCGCAATACTGGTTATAAGCCCTGTTCTGTCCCTGCAATCGGTAAGCCAGCTTATCATATTCCTGCTGGAGCTTTTCCCGTTCCGCGCCGGACGCCCATGCAAGCTCTTCCTGTTTTACTATCAACTGTCGTTTCGTCTTTCGGATTCCGCGCTCCATAGCTCGCTGCTTCTGGCTGTCCTCATACCGTTTTAGATTCTCAGCATCGGTAATTTTATTTCCGCTTCCATCCAGCAGATTTCCTTCTGCGTCCCTCCACGGATTCCGCATCCGCTTGTCAAACAGCATATGCCCGTGACGACAGTTATAGCCATGCAGCCCTCTCATATCCACAACCCTGCCCTCTCCTGTGGTTAAATCAATGTCATATCCTGTCGATTCCAGCAGGTTCGGATATCCCGGCTCGCTTCCGTCGATTTTAAACACCCGCCCCTGCCATTCGTCATGTCCGGCAAGTAATGGCTGCCCATCACGTCTTACTCTTGCCCCGAGGTGCGCCGAGGTCAACACATACTCTGTACCGCTGTCCACGATATATCTATTTGTCAGCTGGGCCGCCGTCTGATTCATCGACGTCACTACACAGCATCGTACTGCCGCTTCCAGCGTCCGCCGTGCTCCTGTCGGGTAATCCACCATAATGCCGCGTCCCGCGTACGCATCCAGCACATCCGCTATGGCTGCGGGATAGCTTTGTACTCCGCTTGCTACCCTTACATCGGCTTCGTCGAGCAGCGTCACAAGGTCTTTTTGGCTTTGCTCCAGCGTCGTCCTTGTTAGGTTCTTCAGCTCCGCTCGGCTTTTTATGTACTCTGCTTCGATAACAGCCATATACCGTGCATTTTCAAGCGGAGACTGCGCCACGACCCCCATTTCTGACAGTGTAACCGCATCATCTTCCCACGATGTCAACACGGCGTCCCGCAGGAGCTTCCGCAGTTCTTTTTCGCTCAGGTCCGTCAGTTCCATAATCCGCCGCTGTATCTCATCCCGGCTTTCCCCCAACTGTTCCAGCCTGTACAGCAGTCTATCCGCCGTGGCTGTGATTTTCCCAGATTTCAAAATCCTTCTGGAGATGTCCCGCAGGATAAAGTTTTCCAGCCGTTCGTAGATCTCTGATATCCGGTCAGCTTTCCCTTCAAAATACTCTGGTCTTAGCATCACTCTTTCCCCGCCGTTTTTCTCACAAGATCCAGCCAGTCGTCCTTATGCCGCCTTTTAGCTTCTTCGAACCATTCAGACGTTGTTCCCGGCTCGTGATATTTAATCCGTCTCTGCGTCGGGCTTTTGCTGGGAGGGGATGTCCACCCTATGATGTTCCCCTCTGCGTCTTTAAGTGGGATATTCGGACCGTACACAACGCCCTTGTACAAATAATGAGCATATGGCGTGTCATACTCAACGATGCCGCCGTATACCCCGTCTGGATATCTTACACTGTTTCTTAGTGCACCCTGCCGGAATGGAACGAAGGGGGCGCTGTCCGCCACTACCTGCATATTCAAAAGCTTCTGGGCTTCCAGCAGATTATCGTCTATGCGGGACGTATCGAGCTTAATCTCCACGTCCCCAACTTTCGTATCCAGTTCCATTCTACCACCTCCCGCATTTTATGGCGTACCCTTATTTCATCTTTGCGTATCCCACGCTCATCCCCGCGCAAGCATCGTTTATCACGGTCGTTGTTGGGCTGTAGGTTCGCAGGGCTTTTAATTTGGCTAGTTCTTCGGCGGTCAGTGGAATTCTAGTGGGAGATCTCAAAGTATAAAAAATGGTCAGCGGATTCCCCTCAACGTATTTTTCAGCAAAAAAAGCATTGAGCTCTTTGATGGTCTCAAAATACTGCATTATTCTGGTACTTGTAGTAAAAATAAAATCATAGTTCGTATTCGAAGAAAAAAAATCCGAAGGGAAATACGCGTTCATGTACGTATTTCTTACACTAGCAACACCAGGAGCTGAATACCATGTAAGATTTACAAACTCAGAATGACTAGAACTTTCACTAAACTTAACATTATCGCCATCAATAATTGTTTTGCTGATCCTTTGCACCCTTTCCGCCACGCCGTTCCGAAACTCAATGGTGTCGCAAACCCACTGCTGACCTTTCTCGTCCGTATAATTTCCGCCGGATGATACCCGGATTCCAGGCAGACCATTGGGTGTTGGAATGATGAGTGTTTGCTTTTTATATTCTTCGTCTACGATGTTTGGAGTATAACCAACATAAAACTCGTCTGTATTTTTAGCAGGTTCATTAACAGCCTGATACAGATATAAGCCTTCAGCTTTTACGGTAAATGTATATCCATCTTTGTCATATTTCATTGGCATCCTACACTCTTCGTCTACAATTCCTGTGGAGTTTGGTATTGTTAATTTTTTGGTAGTATATCCGTAATTAAATAATTCAGCACTATTTTTAAAGTTTTTGTTATACTCATTCAGCACAAAACAATTGATATCGTTACCAATTATCTTTTCGCCTTTAATGTAATACGTATATCCTTTCTTCAGCGGAAATTGTCTAACATCAAGGAAATAAGTCCCCTTTTGGATATACCCATTATTACCAACCTCAATGCCTATCTCTCCACCCTGCCCTGCGCTCTCTATCTCCTGCGGATAGGACGGGGACGGGGAGGGATTGCCGCCGGTGTAAGGTTCGTAATTGCAGTCAGGTTTTTGGGAAAAAATCATCTGAAATTTAGAGCCAGATACGACGGGTTCTGACACCGATACATTAAAAAAATACAATTGAATTCTTACATTTTTTTTCAAATCCGCTCCAGATACGGAAGTTACGTTTCCGTTGGAAGAAGTTGACAACGATTCAGATTTTTCATTTTTTAGAGATAGTTGATAGCTATACTTAGGAGTAAATCCAATTGGTCTAAAAACAAAATAATATGTTGCTTCATCTTTGATCCCATCGGTAAAAATACTTTCTGCCGAAAAATACAAATTAAACTCACAGGGTTTCTCACAATTAGCATTAGCGGTAAATAATCCATTTGCACTAAATAAATCAATATTACCTTTACATAAGCTGAGGTAATTATCTTTTAATATATTTGCCCCAGTCGTGCTTCTCTGCGTTGATTTGCCGTAGAGGGTAAGGGACGTGAAGCGGCTGCCTTTGACACCCTCCAGCAAGGCAGGATTGCCGGTAACGACAGTGAGCACAACGCTGTATGCATCTGCTACCAACGTCAGGAAATGTTCCTCGCGTGTCACAGGTGGGAAAACTTCTCCTTCCCCGTTGGCAATCGCCGCCCAGTAATATTCTAATCGTGTCACAGGCGCAGGGATGCTTCCGTCCCATACTCCTGCTACTTTTGCCATGTAATATTGCAATCTCGTGACAGGCTGCGGGGTGTTTCCGGAATAATCCCCTGCCATAGTCGCAAGGTAATATTCTTCAATAGTCACTGGCTCGGGTGTCTTGCCCTTATATGTCCCTGCAATCTTTGCAAGATAATACTCTTCTCTGGTTATCGGTTCCATCTTATTCCTCCCCGAACAGCCCCGTTTCCTTTGGCTGCGCTTCCGTCACCATTGCCTTCGCATCGTCCTCTGTCATGCCCTCGAATTTGACAAAATACATCCACGCGGGCACCTTGCCCTGCACAACATAGCTCCACCAGCGTGCCCTGTCCTCTTCGCGGTTGTACGTGATGTCGCCAAAGTCATACACGACCTCATAAACCCCGACAGGGGCAAGCGCGTATAAATCCGCATACACCGACATGGCATATATAGCATCATTAAGGCAACTCTCCAACTTGTCCCGCACGTCCTTAATAAACTGGATGGTTCGCTGCTGCTCCGCTTCCACGCCCGTCGCTGTCTGGATGCCACTCGCCTCGTTAAAGACAAAATAGCCGTTTGAGAACCCGCATTTATACCCTATCTGGGACAGGAGGGCATTGATCCCGTCTAGACGTGTGGCTGTGTTAAGCCGCGGCGTAACCTCCTGATAAAACTCTTCCGGGCTGTTGCCGAACACGTTTTTTACATAATGCGGAAGCTTAACGTCTGGGATGCGCCCGTTAAGGTTCGTCCCGCTGTCAAACATCAGCCTGTCATCTGCAAGGATGATCTTCTCGCTGTCATATATCTCACCGGCGTTCCGGCTGTATGCGATGTCCAGGTCTTTCATTTCTTCGATGGCTTCTGCGTATATCGGCATTCCCAGCGGAGAAGAAAGATCTATGTTGTTTGCAGCAGGGGTGCGGAACACTCCGTACATGGGGGAATCAAGTCTTTCGTTCCCGCCCTTGAGAATCGGCGGCGTTTCCTCCAGCAGATCAGCCCACTTTGTCTGCTCCAGCGGGATAGGATCGCCGAGGGATTCGCTGCTCTTTGATACATATGCCCTGTTGGATATCACATACGGGTATATCACGCCCGCCTCCGTCCTCGTCTCGACAAACCTATGATACTCCAAGCGTGTATAAAACTTTTCGTTAGCCGCATAGCTGTCTTTAAACACAACGCCCGTTATATTCCCGTTATCGTCCTGCTCCGTCACGAAAAAGTCCAGAGGGGTAAACATATCAAGCCCGCCGCCATTAGGCTTTACAATGATCGTGCCATAAGCACAGCCATACTCTACCCAATGACGCATGCTATAATAGGCTTTATCAATCTGCTCCTGCAACCACGCCCCGCGTGCGCCGCCGTCAACCTGGATTTTAATCCCCAGCGTGACGAGCCGCGCCGTCTCGGAGCATACCGCCTTTGCAAAATTGATAGTCTTTATTCGATTATCTGCGTCTAACCAGTACGGCGTGCCGCGGTAGATGTTGGCACACTCTGCGACCTTTGCCATCATCTGCGCAGACGTGGTATCCTTTACCCTAAAATCTTTCTCAGCCTGCTTTTTAAATATCATATCAAACCACCTTTTGACTGTCTGTATAATTCCCATTTCTGCAATACCCCTGTGCCGTGTATTTGCCATATTCCCGGCATTTTGCCGCTTGATGTATATTAAGCTGTGTTACCTCTGCGGTTAAATTTAGATTCAAATGCATATCGTGTAGCATCGATCGAATGGTTGTTTGCATCCGGATAACCGCTAATGATGTTTCCGTCTTTGTCCCGGTCATATTCGTATTCGGTAAATTCGCGGTATACGTTCGGCGTTCTGCGCTTGTCTATAACGATCTTTCGCCGCATAAGCCACTTCATTCCATATTCGACGCTGCCGGGTCCTTTTATCGCCTGCCGCGCCGGAAGTCCCATGCTTCGGTAATCGTTTATCGATTTCGGTTCGGCGCTGTCGCAGGTTATGTGGTAGTCCGTATAGCCTTTCCCTTTGATCCAGTTACCCGTTATCTCGTTCGACTCTTTATTGACATAATGCTCGTCAATAAAAAAAATCGTCTCGCTGTCCGCGTTATAATAACATCTGACAAACGCATACGCATCCGGATACCACCCATAGTCAACGCCCTGGTAAATCGTATCCATCCGGGCTATTTCGTCGTCTGTGATCTCGCGCAACTCAAGAAGCTCAAATACGTTTCCACCTGTCCCGACTGCGTTTCCTAGATACTCATGGTCGTAGGCGCGCGGATTTGTGAGCCTTAAGTGCTCTGCGCTGTCAAAGAATTCATCTCCCAGCCACTCACGCGGCACGCTTCTGTAGTCGCTTTTGTGGTTGTACGCCCGCCTATCCTCAATTTGCACATATTTGTTTGCCCAGTTGTTACGGTTGATCGGCGGATTAAACGTTTTAAACACAACATAATTACGACCGCCACGCAGGACTGACTGTTCCGCCATTCGGATTTCTTCTGGTCCCTTAAAGATATCCAACTCTTCAAACCAGAGATATTTAAAAAATCCTGTTGCCGCCTTGATGGATTTTGTCTTTTGTGCCTTATCCAGACCCCTAAAGATGATCTTTTGTCCTGTTGGCAGGTAGGTAAATTGCATCGGGTTTACATTGCCGCGCCAGTACTCCGATACGCCCAGCGCATCTATTCCCCATTGAATTTGGTTATAAACAGAATCCCGCAGCATTGCGGAAAATTTATGGAATACTGCCGCGTTTGCTTCCGGGTTTTGCATCATGCCCAGCGGAAGCTCTACAGACACAAAAGAGGACTTTCCTGATCCTCGTCCTCCGTACAGGTTATAGTACTCGTGCCGTCCTTCCTTTATGTCCTTATGCACTTTGTAAAAAGCCGGAGCAATTAAGTCTGTCAGCTTTATCCTTGATGCCTGCTGTACTTCCATTTAGTCTCCCTGCTTTTCTGTCTCCGCGTCCGGGATCCCGTCCGGGATATCGTCAACAATTGTAACCTTTCCGGATGCCTCAACCTCCATCTGGTCACGCTGTCCTAACCACTGTTTGCCTAACCAAATAGCCATTGTCGGGTTCGTTTCTGCGTGCTTGAACTGGAGTCTCCGCAGGCTTGCTTTGCCCTTCTGGCTCTTTTTTTTATAAGTCTCCGCAAATCCCTCTTTGTACGTCCTCACGCACCATCGTTCAATCGTGTCCTCGCTGCATCCGATAACTGCCGCAATCTCCGCAAGCGTACACTGAATCGAACATAGGTTCTCGAATACTTTTTGGTCGATTGGTATTCTTTTTCGTCCGCCCCTATTTACATTTTCAGGCATATATACTCCCTCTTTTTTATTTATTGTTTGTTTTCAGTTAAATGCTCATTTTCTGCCTGACATTTTTTTAAGATGATCTCATTGTTATCCCCAATAAAAAGTTGTAACGGATCTGATTCTTGGATGTTCAACCTTCTCCGTACATACCTTGGAATCCTTATTCTTCCAAGATCATCCAATATCCACACTCTTCCTATTGCTTCCATTTCTCCTCCCGGGTTATTCTGCTATGCAAAAACATTATTTATTTAATAAAACAGCTTTTGCCCCTGTAAACTTTTCCCATCTGTCGACAATAACATCCACATACCGTGGGTCGTATTCCATACAGTAGCCGTGCCTTCCATTCTGCTCGCACGCCATGATAGTTGTCCCTGATCCGCCGAACAAGTCTAAGACTACATCCCCACCCTTTGTGTTATTCTTGATCTGGTAATCAAACAGCGGGATCGGCTTCATGGTCGGGTGCATGTCATTTCGTGTGGGCTTGTCAAAATTGATTACTGTTGTCTGCTTTCTGTCTGAAGCCCACAGATGCCCAGCTCCTTCTTTCCAGCCATACAGGCACGGCTCGTGCTTCCATTGGTAGTCTTGCCGTCCCATCACCATGCTATTTTTGTTCCAGATAAGACACTGCCTTACAGTCCAGCCAGCATCAAAGCACGCCCCCCGGAAATTATATCCCTCACTGTCCGCATGCCAAATGTAAAAGACCGCGCCCGGCTTCATAACCATGTCGGCGTTGCTAAAAGCATCTGTCAAAAACTGCCTAAAATTATCGTTGCCCATCTGGTCATTTTTAATTTTAAGCTTGTCTTTGGTCTTCCCCTCATAGTTTACGTTGTATGGCGGGTCAGTGAGCAGCATGTCTGCTTGCTCCCCCCCCATCAGTTTTTCTACGTCTTCCAGCACCGTGCTATCACCGCACATCAGCCTATTATTGCCCAACTGATAAATGTCGCCCAGTTTAGATTTCGGCTCTGCAGGTAACTCTACCTCAAATTCATCCTCAACAGCTTCCTCGGCATCGTCCTGCAATGCATCCTCGAATCCAAACAATTCCATGTCAAGGTCGATAATATCGTCAAGTTCCGCATTCAGCAGGTCAAAATCCCATTCAGCTTTTTCAGCTACTTTGTTATCTGCCAGCCGGAACGCCTTTATCTGCTCATCTGTCAGGTCGTCAGCAATTATGCACGGCACTTCACTCATTTTAAGCTTTTTTGCAGCTTTATATCTTGTATGCCCTGCAACAATAACATTGTTTTTATCGATCACGATCGGAACCTTAAACCCGAACTCTTTGATGGATTCGGCAACGTATTTAACAGCATCATCGTTCTTTCTCGGGTTATTCTCGTATGGTTTTAAGTCTTTCAGTGCGATGTTAATTATATCCATATTTCATGCTCCTATTCCCTCTGATTTTACCATTTCTTTCTGTTCACTTTGTACCCGATTCATGCTTACATCCATCATGTGGTAAAAAAAGCCGCTGGTAACCGTAAAAATCTGTCCTGCTCTTCGCTGTAAAATTGGCTGGTAGAAATTTTGATTACGAGCCCCGTTGACAGTATGGCGCGCTGAAGCTTTTTCATGACGGCATTACAATTCATATCACACCCCCATACAGTTATTATTCTATTTTACCATTCTCGTTTCCTGATCCGCGTACCCCTTTTACACGATTGCATGTCCTTCCAGTATCATGTATCTGTTGTATAAATATATCGTTTTCCTTCGATACCCATAAAAATCCTTCCGCCCGATAGGAATGTCGCATATCTTCGAGATGTTGTCATACCCCAGCCCTGATGTCAGGCTAAAAAACAGATATTGCGCCAACTCTGCATATGCGCTTTCCGCAGCCAGAAGCAGCAGTTCCAATTCCCTACCCTTTGCGTTTTTGCACTTGTCCTCTATTTTTTTTACCTCATTGTATGTCAGACCGTAACCATTAAAGTATGTGTCCCTTGTTCCCACATTCCCCACCTTCTTTCTTTTTGCTTTATTTTTTTTGTTACCCTATCCCAGTCCCGCAGGATTTATCTGTGTAGACAGAGGATGGTAATTTCCAATTTTTCACAGTTCTTTTCCTCCTTTTAAATACTCATTTAATCCAAATCAAACCTATATTTCGTGTACTGCGCATAATCCTCCTCGCTAAGGTACAGGTACAACCTCAACGACTTCGATCCATCCTCGTACACCTTCCCTACCGCAATGATCCGGCTGGATTCATCGCAGGCGTAAACATCTTTTTCTAAAAATTTTTTCTCCCTGCGTTCCCCGTCCATCTCGTATATAACAATCGCTCCACCGTCCACAGCCATATAATTTATTACCGGACAAATTATGGTAATGTCCCTTCCATAATCGTAGCACCCACTTAAAAATACTGTCATTGCCATCGCAACCGCTATTGCTCTTATCTTTTTCATAAGCTTCCGCCTCCCATCATTCTGTTCTGGCTCAACTTCTTTCCACTCCATATCCGTACTTCCTTTCAGTTTACTTCCCCATTTCATTTACACGTTGAACTGTCATTTCCATATAATCAACAAGTTCACGTGCTAACATACCATACTTCAAATACACTTCTTCTGCCGATGTTGCTCCGTCATTGGCGATCAAAAGCATTGTTTTATGTGCAATTGCCCCTATATCAGAAACTAGCCTTTTCTCTGTTCCTTCCATCTTCCTGATTTCCACTGCACCGTCCTGTGCTTCTACGCTTAACATTTTCTTTTTTCATTTCCTCCAATTCTTCCTGACTGTATTTCCGATAGCTGATCCCATAATTTGTGAAACCACCGGACTGATATACTACACATTTCGACATTGGCTTGACCTCTTTCAGTTTGGCAACGGCTCATGATCCTTATCTCCTGCTATTGCTTCCCGAATCCTGTCTGCAAACAAGGCACATGCTTCATCCACAGATGATATATTGTCCCTTATATCCTGAGTCGGTCCTTTTTTTCGGATAATGCGTGTTTCTAGGCAAAGTCTGTCCCCAGGAATCACTTTTCCTTTAAAGCGGCATTTTCGTCTTTGCAAAATACATCTGGCTAATCACCAATCGTGAAAAAAATCATAGGCAACACCCCAGCAAAGGCTGAGAGTATTAACACATCTCCCATTCTGCTGGAGGGGTCCATACTAAACGCCAGAATAAATAGTATCAGCCAAGCCACGGCCGCTATTCTGCCCAACATTCCTAAAATATCCTTTTTGTCCATTTTCTTATACCTCCTTAATAAGGTCAGATTTTTTCGATTACGTTTTTATACAGCTCTCTGTACTCTTCCAGCAGTGCTTCTGCTC